TCAAACTAAAGCAAGAGCTAAACACACTTACGATGAGTTGGTAAAAGCTATAAAGAATAAAGATATCAATGCATTGAAATCTAAATTACGCCATGACCAACCATTCTCAATTGCAATATTCACCCAAACAACAGGTAAAAAATTACCTAAGAGTACTAGAGATATTCACTCATTCTTAGATCAGGATTACTTCAAAAAAGATAAAAAGTAATGCACAGGGAGCTTGGCTTCACAGGCTCCCTTTCGTATATTTATGTATAATTAAAAAGTTAAAATAAAAGTTATGTTAGATCTTCAAAGTTCAGAATTCAAAACAATTGATGAGTTAAAGGAAATCGCTCCAAGTATTTTCACCGCTAAACCTTCAAAAGGGGTTTCGGATAAATATTCACACATCCCTACTGATAGAATTATCAAAGATATGGAATTATTAGGTTGGGGAGTTGTTGATGCTAAGGAAGTTAAAGCTAGAAAAAATGTTGGTTATCAAAAACACTTAATTGTGTTTAGAAATCCTGAGGTTGTAATTAGTGGTCAAAATAATGATACTGTTTTTCCTCAAATTTTACTTACCAATTCTCACGATGGTAAAAATTCATTTACTTTTACTGCTGGTTTGTTTAGAATGGTTTGTGAAAATGGGTTAGTAGTTTCTACTAATGAATTTGAAAGTGTTAAAATTAGACATATGGGTTATGATTTTGAAACACTTCAAAGTGAAATTAAAGCAATGGTTGAAAAATTACCATTAACTGTTGAGTCAATGAATAAAATGATTGAAACAGAGTTATCTCAGGAATCAATTATAAATTTTGCTAAAGATTGCCTTGCAATTAGATTCCCAGAAGAGGAATTACAGAGAATTACAATTAATATGGAAGATTTCATTACCCCAGTTCGTGATGAAGATAAAGGTAATGATTTATGGAGTATATTTAATGTAGTTCAAGAAAAGATTATTGAAGGGGATTTTGAATACCTTGCAGGTTCTAAAGTTAGAAAAGCAAGACAAATCAAAAACTTCAAACAAGATATGAAAGTTAATTCAGAATTATTTGATGTTGCACTTCAATATGTTAATGCGTAATGAATAAGTTTTTATTAATATTAGGTTTTAGTTTTCTCCTTGCTAGTTGTAGTAAGGAGGAACTTAACTTAATTTCTTCTCCCTGTGTTGGAGGAGAATGTCAAGCAGAATATGTGATTAATCCTTTATCTCAACCCGATGCTTTTGTTGATGAAAATGGTTATTGGCACATATTTCATATGGGTATTAATTATTTTACTGTTGATGGGTTTGTAAGTGATGTTGAGGAAGAATATTATATTAATAAAGTGCCTTTAGTTGAATCTGCGTATGATTCTGATTATTGGGTTTGGATAAATAGTTTCCAATTTACTGTGCCTTTATATTCATTTTTAGGGTATTTTACAGGAGGAGGTTTTAATAATCCAATTCCTGTGGGTAATCAAGAATATACTATACAAAATATGGCAGGAGTTCATCCCCCACTTAATATAGCAGGGTATCAAGTCACTAAAAATATGTGTTTAGATTGTCCTTATACTGAAACTTTATTAGGAACTTATAGTAAATATACTACTAAACCCAAACAGAATATATTTTTCGATAATGAAATGGTAGGTGATACTGCTAAAGTCATTATTAGAACCAAATGGGCTACTGAATGGGATATTCAAGTAGAAAAAAGTTATGAATTAAAAATTATATTTGATAAATTATGAATGAATTAGAAGAACAAAGAGTAGATTTAGTAAACGATTTAATTGCTACTACTACAGTAATGGAGGAATTATGGAATTACCATCCAGATAACCCCAATAAAAAAGATATTATTAAAGAATATAATGTCTTAAAACAAATAAAAGAGGATTTAGAAAAAGAAATACAAGAAATTTCTTAATGAAGAAGATTGGTCGAGTGGTGGAATTGGTAGACACGTTGGACTTAAAATCCAATGAACAGTAACGTTCGTGAGGGTTCAAGTCCCTCCTCGACTACAAAGGTCCTTTAGCTCAGTTGGTTAGAGCACTTCACTCATAATGAATAGGTCGCTGGTTCGAGCCCAGCAGGGACCACAAAATTAATATTTATGGCATATTTATAACATATGAAAGAATTTAATGCTAAAGTTGTAGAAGAATTAGGGTATAAAGCTTACCGTAAAGGATTTTTTAAAGAATGGCAAGCTATGACTTCTTCTATATCTAAATCGGAAGATTTAGCTTATGATGAAGCTGCTGTAAAAGCTTATAAAACTTTAAAATTACAAGGAAGTGAATAAAGATAAAATTTTTGAGTTATTTGAAGGAGAAAATGAAATATCTCCTCAAGAATTATCATCAACTACCCTAGATGAAATGATGAAACACCCCTATGCCAAAATAGGGATGTTTACTAAATTAATTATCAATCACTTTGTATTCCACCAAAAACTTCAAAAATTTTTTGAAAAAGAAGGAGCCCAATTTGATATAGAAAAAACAAAAGAAGCATCTGAATTCACAGTATATAATAGAGCTTGGTCTTATATAAAACAAGTGAATGTTGAGGATGAATATCATATTAAAGCTATAGAAGAATTTGAACCCATTACTTTTAATAAGGCACTTCAGAATTCAATTTGGTATTTTGAAGATAGAGAAGAATATGAAAAGTGCGCCCATATATTAAAAATTAAAAAAATTGTAAATACTTTTAAAGATTCCTTGGATTAGCCCTTCTTCCCACGTATATTTATAATACGGGGTTTAGGAAACGTAGGAGAAATAGGGATGGAGATAAGGGGATGAGAAAAGGGATAGAACCCGGGGGGTAGAAAAATCAATAAAGTTATATAAAACAAGTCATGAGAAACAGAAATCTATTAAACAAAAAGTTAGAAGCTTTAGAAACTACATTAATCACTCTAAGAAACATCGTCAATACCCAGCAACCTATAGAGACCTATAAAATTAATATTGGGAAAGCTGAAGGTCTTGTTGAAGATATTAAAGATATGGTTGAATCAGAACCTATGTCCCCCGCAGAATTAAATAAAGTATAGTGAACATTTTCCCTCACAAATCCAAACTCAAATATATTGCACATAATCCAACTTCATGGTTATTAAAAATATTAGTTGAGAAATGTAAGGTACACGTTTTATCAAAAAAGAAAAAATAAATTAGGTTATAATGCTAACAGCTGAACAAATCCAGGATAACTGGGGAGAGTTTCTTAATAATATTGAAACATATATTTCATCTCCCAGAAAAGAAAAATTATTAGAATTTTATAAAAAATATGAGGAAAGGGTTATTTTAATGCCCGCGGCTCATAAAAAAGAATACCATAATGCCTTTCCAGGAGGTTATGTAGAACATGTAAATAGAGTTGTTAAGGCATCCTTATCACTTAGTAATTTATGGGAAGAATTTGGAACAGATATGTCCACATTTACCCAGGAAGAGTTAGTTTTCTCTGCTATTAATCATGATTTAGGTAAAATGGGGGATGAGGAAAATGAATCATATATTCCTCAAACTGACCAATGGAGAAAAGATAAATTAGGGGAAGATTATATGTTTAATAAAAAAGTACCCTTTGCTTCTGTTCCTGATCGTGGTTTATTTTTACTCCAGTCTCATGGTGTAACTTATACATTTAATGAAATGTTAGCAATCCAGACACATGATGGATTATATGATGAGGCAAATAAAAAGTACTTACATGCTTTTATGCCCGAACAAAAACCAAGAACATCTTTACCTTTTATTCTCCACCAAGCAGATTTAATGGCTGCTCGTATTGAATTTGAAAAAGAATGGTTACCAAAACTAAATGGAGAAAGTAGCGTGGAGGAGCCAAAGAAAAATTTTACATTGAAGGCGAAAACTAAATCAAAAGCCCTCAATACTATATCTAGTTCTGGGCTTAAGAATATGTTAGATAATCTATGATTTTAGAAATAATAATTATAATATTGGGTATAATGGTCGTTATCTTAGGATACACGACCTTCAACCTTTTACGTAAAAATGAACAAGCGGAAGATATTATAATTTCATATATTGATTTTTTTAATCAAATGTCTAACGACATACAAGAATCAGAAGAAAAACTTAAGGAAATAGATAAACAAGGGACATTCCAGTCGGATGATGAAATAGGGTGGTTTTTTAATGAAATAAAAAAAATCCAAAATAATATTTCCCGTTTTAAAACCAACCTATAATGGTAAAGAAGAGAAGAAAAAAGAGTAAAAATTATTTTACTCAAGAGACAGAGGACTATATTGTAATATTTAACAATTTAGACCCCATTGAGGACCAAGAAAAGAGAAGTAAAATATATGAAAGACACATTCACTATCCCTTCTTCAAACTAACCCAGAATATAATTCATACTTTTAAATTCTACCATACTGAGGTAGAAAATTTAGAACATCTACAACACGAAATAATTACATTTCTTTTATCAAAAATTCATTTATTTGATCCTACTAGAGGAGCTAAAGCATATTCTTATTTTGGTACTATTGTAAAACGGTGGTTAATTTTATATAATACTAAAAATTATACTAAAAAAATTAAAAAAACTGATGTAGATGTATTGTCTAAAGAAGGATCTACTTACACTTATAGTATAGAAGAAGAAAAAGCAAAAAATGATTTAAATCTTTATATTGACCTTTTTGTAGACCACGCAAGTGAAAATATCTTTGAATTGTTTCCTAAAAAGAATGATGCCCAAGTAGCCGATGCTATTTTAGAATTATTTAGAAAAAGAGAAGATTTAGAAATATTTAATAAAAAGGCTTTATATATCTACATAAGAGAAATTGTAGATGTAAAAACACCTAAAATTACTAAAATAGCTAATAAATTATACGACATTTTTAAGAGCAATTATACATTTTATCTTGAAAATGGGTATACTAGATTCTAACCCCTTTCTATATCCATATTTATAATCAAAATATATTATGGGATCACTAGATAATGTTGTATTCAAGAATAAAAAATTTTCTGATATTCTTTCTGAGATTTATGATAATCAAAAGAAAAAAGAAAAACAAATTACGGGATTAATTTCGGAATTAAAACCTCTTATAAATGATATAGGAGATGCTAATTTAATTGTTCCCTTAATCAAAGAATATATGGAAATTGGCGTAAGAAACGATGAACAATTAATTAAAATGGCTACTATAGTGCAACGTGCGCTTAATAATAGTTCAAGCGATGATTCATTGGGTATTACCGAAGAAGAAAAACAACAACTAATGGCGGAATTAGATAAATTAAATACTAATTTCGAAGAAAATAATAATGGCGACTAATTTTGGATTTTCAAGTTTAAATCAAAATTTAAACTCTAAAGATACATCAACTAATTTAGGAAATCAAATTAATGAATTATTTTCTAAAACAGTATCTGCTAGAGTTAAGGATATTATTTTAGATGATACCCACCCCCAATTTAAAGAATATGGTGAATGGAATGGTGTAGGAACTGTTTTTTTTGAAATAGTAGATTTACAAACTGGAAATCCACCTGAAAAACCAACTGCTTTACCTTTAATTCCATATTTAAAAAATTACCCCTTAGTAAATGAGATTATTTATTTAATCAAACTCCCAGATACTAATATTGGGGATTCAACAACTTCAACTACCTATTATTATTTAAATACGGTAAATATGTGGAATCATCCACATCATAATGCCTACCCTAATTTATTAGAAAACCCAGAAATTCCAGAATCTCAACAAAAAGATTATCAAGCTATAGAAGGAGGATCTATTAGGAGAGTTAAAGATAATTCAACTGAAATAAATTTAAATTCACCTAAAATAGGAGGTACATTTGTTGAAAAACCTAATATTCATCCTATTTTATCATTTGCTGGTGATAATATCTTAGAGGGAAGATTTGGAAACTCAATCCGTTTAGGTAATACTTCAAAAACTAAAAGTATTTTATATAAAAATAACTGGTCAGCAGCCGGGGATAATGGA